TAGAATTAACTATAAATTAAAACTATTATTATTAAGTTTATAATAAATAATATCTATATTTGTAGTAATTAATTAATTAAATAAAATAAAATGAGTGTAAAAATAAAAGGGGATGTTTTAATTTTATCAATTTGGAACGGAACAGATGCATACGAGCCAATGGGCTGTTTGACATCAAACGATTTAAATTTCACCACAAACGTAATTGAAAGCCAAGATAAATGTAGCCCTGGTATTATTCAAAGAGTAGCGGGTTCATCAAGCTCAGAGGTTTCTTTTGAATGTGAATATATTTTAGATGAAGCTGGAAAAACTAACTATGCCTACTTATTTACTAAAATAAATACAATAGACGGAACTAATCAAAACTGGAAAATAACAACTGGGCAAACTACGCCTGTAAGTTGGTATGGTAACGCTGTTTTATCTGATTTAAGTTTATCAGCTCCAAGCGGTGGTGAGTTTGCTACGTGGTCTGGTACTTTACAGAATAGCGGTTTAGTAGTTTTAGTTGACCCAAAAGCATAATATGACAAATAAAGTAACGTTAAATTTTAACGGTAAAGAAGTTGAGTTCTTTTTTGGTTTATCTTTTTTAGGTGAGTTTTTAAAGAATGAAGACTTAGACCTGCAAGGTATTTTTAGTAAAATAAATACTGATAGCTATTCTTTTATACCTAAATTAATGTACGCTAGTTATGTACATAATTGTGAGCGTAAAGAATTGCCTGTATCTTTAAAGTTATTTGAATTAACAGATTTAATTGAATCTACAAACTATTTTAAAGATGGAAGTGAAAGCGCTAAGTTTGTTGAGCCTTTTTTACAATCTATAATTGATAGTTTGCCTAAAAGTGAGGAAGCTAAAGATAACGGCTCAAAAAAAAAATAAATTGGCAAGGTGATGTAGTATCTGTTTGTTTAGGGGAGTTTGGTTGTTCTTATGAGCAATATTGCAATATGACATGGGCTGAATTTCAAATTCGGCTCTTTGCATTTAATAGAATGGAAAAAAACGCTTGGCTTAAAATATATGAAGTTACTAAAAATATTGTAGAAGTTGCACCATACGTAAAAAGTAGTGATAAAAAAAAGATTATAAAAAGCAATAGAAATAATTATTTAGGCGAACAAACTAAACAACCTATTAATCAATTTCAAATAGACGCAATTAAAAAAGCACAATTAGAATATAATAATAGAAATAATGTCTGAATTAAGCGTAGGAATTAACGGTAACATGGATGGCTTAAAAAAAGCCTTGACAGATAGCGAAAAAGCTTTACAAAACTTTAAAAACAAAGCGGACGGCATAACAAAAAGCTTAGAACGAAACGCTATATTTACTTCTAATTTATCCCAGCAAACAGATGCTTTAAAACTTGCGTTTTCTAATGGTACAATATCACAAGCTAAATATCAAAATTCTTTACTTGCTATTGAAAAAGCAGAGCTAAAAGTTACAAACAGTTCAAAGCAATTAAGCAGTGATTTAAGAAAAGTTAATTCTAACGCACGTGATTTAGGTGGTGCTGGAATGAGTAGTCTTAAAAAAGGCGCTGCAAGTGGTAATTCTGCCATGACAGCATTTAGTAGAACCATACAAGATGCACCTTTTGGTATAATGGGGGTAAGTAACAACATTACCAACCTTACAGAGCAATTCGGATATTTAAGAAACAAAACGGGGTCTGCTGGCGGTGCTTTAAAAGCAATGCTAACCGATTTAAAAGGATTTGGCGGTATAACTTTGTTAATATCCTTAGTTACTTCTGCTTTGCTTGTTTTTGGAGATAAATTATTCCCAACACGTGACAGGGTAAAAGCTTTACGAAAAGAACAAGAAAATTTAACAAAAAGTCTAGATGACTATGTTTTTGGGTTAAAAGAAGTTGATAAAGCTACTTTAGAAGGTTCTATTAGTGCCGTAAAAGAATTAACTACATTAAGGCTGTTAAAATCTCAAATAGAAAATACAACCTTATCAACTAATCAGCGAAAAGGTGCAATCGATGAATTAAGAAAAAAATATCCAGAGTATTTAAAAGATATGACGGATGAAAAAATGTTAAACGGTGGTTTAACTGCAACGTATAATTTATTAACAACATCAATACTAAAGAGAGCAAGAGCAACAGCCGCAAGTGATTCTATAATAGAAAACACTAAAAAATTATTAGTAATAGAAGACCAAATACTTCAAAAGCAAGAAGAAAGCGAAAGAGTACTTTTAAAAATAAAAGCTATTGGAAGAGTTTCGGCATCTGAAAGAGGAACTGTTGCAAAATTATACACAAAAGAAAAAGACTTATTAGAAGATATTACTGAATTACAACTAAACCAACAAAAACTTAATAAACAAAACACCAAATTAGAAACTAATATTTCTAGTTTAGGTGGTATTGTTAGTGAAGATAGTGGAGTTATAGACTTTAGTAAGATAATACCCGAAAAGACCACGCCAGAAGTAAGGGAAAAAGTAACGGCATTGTTTGAAAGCGTTTATCAAGATTATAACACAGGTGTACAAGGTTTTCAAGATTTAATATTAAATAGACAAGTAGACTTTTCGTCTTTAGGCGCTCAATTACAAGATAAAACAATAGATTGGGAATCATATTTTAACCTAAAACAGTTAGCAGACCAAAAATTAGCACTTGACGAACAGGCAATGGCAATAAATAAGTCTATGGACGACTTGTTGGTTAACAATGTTAGTAATTCATTGAGTAATTTAGGTGAGGCAATAGGAAGCGGAACGGCTAGTGCTACAGAAGCTGTTATGACAGGTATGGGGTCGTTGCTATCTGCAATGGGTGATAAATTAATTCAATTAGGAACAGCAGCGGTTTTAGCAGGCACTATTACAAGTTTATTTGGGAGCATTGCTGGCATTGGAGCAGGACTTGCGGCAATTGCTGGGGGTATCGCTTTGAAAGCAATAGGAACAGGCATAAGTGGTAGTTTTAAAGGTGCGGGAAGTGATAGAGGCTCTGTTAATTCTGACACGTCTAAATTCTCACCAAGTAGAGGCGGTTCTAGTTCAAAAAGTTCAGACGGTGGGGGTTTCCAAAATGTAGTATTTCAAATTGAAGGAACAAAATTAGTAGGTGTATTATCAAACACTTTAAAACAAAATAGAGCTTTAGGAGGCTCTTTGGGAATAATATAATTATGGCTTTAAAATATTATTTTGAATTTACGGATGTTAAAACAATAGTTCATAGGGTAGAGATTTCTAATGTTGCTTTCACTGGGTCATCAACTCAAATTTACGGCTCATGTAGTTTAGAGTATTCGCAAACAGATGATACTTTAGAAGCAATTAGAGGCTGCGGGTTAAAAATTGAATTACAAGCTAATTTAAGCGTTTCTTTTGACGACTTGTACAGCGAAGATGAGCGCACTTACTCTGTAAACTATAAGCGTGATGGGGTTACCTTATTTAATGGATGGCTAAGTCCAGACGGCTTGTTTCAAAGTTACGTTACTGACAAATGGTTTATTAGTTTAAATTGTATTGATGGCTTAGGATTTTTAAATAACCTTAGTTATGTAGAAGATGCAACAGGTATCTTTTTTAGTGGTAAACAATCTGCTTTAGAAATTATTACGAACTGCTTAAAACGAACTAAAACACCTCAAAATATTTTAACCAATATAGGGGTGTATTACAATGGATTAACGCAAACTTTAGACACTTTTGCAAATGTGTATTTTAATTCAAATCGATTTGTAAAAGATGACAAAGATACACTTATGCAATGTGATGAGGTATTGCGTAGTGTATTAGAGCCATTTGGAGCTGTTATAACAAGTTATAAAGGAGAATGGGTAATTTACAAACCTAACACTTTAGTAGATAATTCTGAGCGTGTTTTCTTTAGTTATGATGATGATGGAGTTGCTAATAGTCCAACCACAAAAACAATCGATTTTGATTTTAATTTAGGTAGTCAAGTAGACGCATTTTATCCTCATCACGTTAACGGAAATCAACAATTAAGTACGGTTAATAGTATTGGAGCTTATAGAATTAATTATAAATATGGTTTAGTTAAATCGTTATATAATAACAGCGTTTTATACACTTTTAACGATGTAACCGAAGATTGGACTGTAAATAATGCATCTTATATTAATTACCCTTATGCGGAATATGGATTAAATGGCTTTGCGTATGGGTTTGAAATGCTGATTAACAACCCAGCTACACTAACAACTACATCAGATTTAATAAACCTAACTTTAGGTCAAAAAATAACATATTCGGGCTCGTTTACTTGTATAGGAGATGCAATTAACTTTATTTCTGCGATTGTTTTAACAGACGGTACAACTACTTATTATTTAAACCAATTTGGCGAATGGGTATCAAGTGGAGCTATATTTTTAGAAGAAAGTATAATTAACCCTAGTTATAGTGGATTCCCAGAACAGCAAAGAGTAGGTAGCGAAGTACTAACAAGTTTTTCAATTACATCAGCCGAATTGCCAATAACGGGGGACATTAAAATACAATTGTTTTCGGTGGGTGTTCATAATTCTGCTGCAGATAAAACAGGACACACTTTATTATCTAATATAGAATTAAAACCATCCCCAGACGGTGAAACTAAAGAGGGTGAAAACCATACATTTCAAAGAAAAACAAAGCCTAGCAGTAAAATAAAAGATACTAAAGAAGTGTTTAATGCTGACAATCCAAGCGATGTATATATAGGTACTATTTATAAAAATGATGAAGATACACCTACGCAATTATGGACACGTTTTGGAGCATCCCAAAGTAAACCGATTATACAAATAATGGGTGAAGAAAGAATGAAAATGTACGCAAGACCGCTAAGACAGTTTAGCGGTGATATTTTTGGTTTTGTTAATTACTTATCTATTTGCACAATTAACAATATAACAGGTTTATTTGCACCTATTTCTTATAACTATGACGCTTTAAATAATACAACTACGATAACGTGGCAAGAGGTGTTAAACACTAATATATTAAGCGATATTGATTACCTAATTACATTTGATTACGGAAACGTAGTTGAGCCAACAATTAAAGGTTAATATTTTTAACATTACGATAGTTTTTATCTATCTTTGAATGAATTATGATAAACGGAACTTATAACATATTATATATTGATTTTGGAGTAGGTGGTTTTTTTCCGATTGGATTATTGACGTCAAATAGTTTTAGTGAAGAAATAGATTTCTTAGACACCACTACTCAAGACAATGCAGGTTGGAAAACACAAGTTTTAACCAATCAAAGTTATAATATTGAGTTTAGCGGAATAGTAATTAATAGCATAAGTAGTTTTGGCGACCCTACAAAGATAGGTTACGACCGATTACAAAATATTAAAAGAAATAGAGTTTTAATCGACTGGAAAATTATAAATGGACGTAACGGAATGACTGAAACAGGGAAGGGGCAAATTATAACATTAAGCAATGAAAGTAATATAGATGAATTTATATCTTTTTCAGCAACATTAAAAGGTTACGGAACAATTACACAAACAGAAGATTTATCTGGAATTTTAGATTTACCAATTGAAACAATAATATAATTATGGCTAAGATAGTTTACACTAATAAAGTAACAGCAAGTACAATTGCAGCGGCAGAAATAAACAAAATTACTGCGGCAAATATGAACGAGATTAAAACCTCTGTAAACGTAAATGTAGATGATATTGCTGCTGAAATAACAGACAGGGAAAATGCAGATACAGCCTTGCAAAATAACATAGATACAGAAGTAACAGACAGGGAAAATGCGGTTCTTTTAAAAGCCAATATAGCAAACCCAACGTTTACTGGTAATTTTACAGCAACAGGTCAGGGTTCTTTTGGGGGTGATGTAAAAGTTACAGATAAATTATATTCAGCAGGTGACATCCTAACTTTACAGAGTGCTAACGGGTTAGGAGGTTCTTTAATTTTAAATGATGGTGCAGACACTTTAACAAGTAATTTTGATTTATTTATTTGTGAATCAATAAAAGCTGACTTTTACAGTCTTAATGATTTAAACACAGCTCCAGCATCAGCTTCTGCAACAGGTGTTTTAGGAGAGATAAGATACACAGCTACTTATATTTATGTATGTACTGCTACAAATACATGGAAAAGAGTTGCAATATCAACTTTTTAAAAAATATAAATGCTAGGTATACAATTAGGTTTAGAATTAAATAGAGATTTTGTTAAAACTTTTTCTGCTTTATCAAACAGATACGAGGAAAGAGTTGAAGCAGACGGCGGAAATGTAGAATCTAAAGAATGTTTAACCCAAGATTACAGCGTATATAATTGGAGTTATTACTTTAGAGTTACAGACGACGGCGGTAATGTTGAAAATTTAGACTGCGTACCAATAACATATTAAGTTGTAAACAGTCGTTTATTACAGGAAAATGGATTTCATTTATTATTAGAAGATTCAAATTTAATAAAATTATAAAATAATGTCAGATAAAAAAATATCACAATTAGACGCAGTAACAGTAGCATTAAATGCTGACGAATTAGCAATTGTAAATGCAGGAATTACAAAAAAAATATCAATAGCAAACTTTAAGAAAGTAGCTCTTCAAATTGTTGACCAAAACTTTGTAACAGTACCTACAACTCAAACCTTGGCTTTAAGTACAACGACATCAACTAACACCTTAGACATTACTAATCCGGGTTTAACGGTTACAATTACTTTTCCACCAGCACCTGTTGACGGGCAAGTATGCGGGTTTGCAATTCTTACAAATACAGCAACACTTGCGTCTAGTGGAGGTGTATTTAAACCTGTTTTTACAGCGGCAAGAGGTCCAGGATTTGTTGTTCGATACGTTTACAATACAGCTCAAAACATATGGTACTTAACAACTTAAAATATATAAAATAATGGCAATACCAACAATAGCATTAACGCCTGTAGGGGTTAAATTAAATAAAATATACAGTCAACTTCCTACTAATGGGGACGGGGATTTAGTGTTTACTAGAGCAAGCACAGCAACAAGGGTAAATAGTAGTGGGTTAATTGAAAATGTTTTAACAGGAATACCTAGACGTGATTATTTAGACGGCACTTGCCCTACCTTGTTATTAGAGCCTCAATCTACTAATCAAATTATAAACAGCGAAGACTTAACTAATGCTTCTTATACAAAAACTGGAGGAACAGTGGTCGCAAATAATTCTACATCGCCAAAAGGAGATTTAACAATGGATTTATTTAAAGAATCTGCTGTTTCAGAATCTCATAACTTTAATCCTGGTACTTTAAATATAATAGCGAATGTAACTCAGACGGTTTCTGTTTTCTTTAAAAAAAATACAGGTTCGGCTCAACGATATTTAAGGATTGATTTACTTGGGACATCATTTACTAATGGAGGGAGAGTATTATTTGATATTGAAACAGGATTAGTTTCGCTGTCTGCTTTAAATATAGGGACAGGAACAGGTGCTACAGGTAGAGTTAAAGATTATGGAAACGGAATTTACAGAGCATCTTTAAGTGTTAACTTAAACGGAGGACTTACTCAAGCAAGGGTTAACATGTTTTTACAAGACCAAACAGCTTCTTTTGTAGCTACTTATTTAGGCGATGGATCTAGTGGAGTTAATTTATGGGGTTTAGGATTAGAATCGTTGCCAAGTGCAAGTTCTTATAACCCAACATTAGCAACAACAGTTACAAGGGTTGCAGATACAGGTGTTAAGACTGGGGACGTTTCTGCTTACGTTAATAATAAAAGTATTTTAATAGAATTTGAGGCAAAATTGTTTTATACTGGCGAAGTTCAAAGAATTTCTTTAAATGATAATACTTTTAACTCTAGGATTTCAATTTCTTTTGAAGCGTCTTTAGGAAGTATTAATGTGTTTTTTATAAAAGACACTGTGGGATTTGCTACGTTTAACTTGAGCGGTATAGACTTAACGGGGTATAATACTTATAAGATTCTTTGTAAAGATGGAAAACAAGCTTTAAAAATAAACGATACTGAGGTTGCAACAGCATCGATTGCATCAGTACCGTTTACGGAATTAGAATTAACTCATTTAAAATTATCAAATGCAGGAGATTCATCACCTTTTTTTGGTAGAATA